ATATTGTCTCTTTGATGTACACTTTCTTTTGCGGACTTTCCGTTTACTGGCCATTTATTAGCTCCAATTAATTGGATTAATCTAAGATGCTACAATCACATTCTTGAAGAATGCCTTCGCAGTCAGGGTTTGGCAACTCGGAAAACACAACCGAGAAACATTGACTGCATAGCATGCCAACCTTTGCTTTTGGTGTGACGTATACTGCTCTTTCGTTACATCTCATGCAAGTGATTCTGTCGATGTGTGACATATTCCTCCTGTATAGTTCAAATTTCAAGACTGAATGATAACTGAACCCCTTCCAACAGCTCCCCGCGTTGTCAGTTCGGATACGAGTGATGCTAATAAATTGCCAATTTTAGCAGAAAAGGGGATGACTGGCACAAGGTCTTTGTATTCAACTATTATCATATATCGTTCCTCAAATCCAACACAACATAATAATTTTGGCTCAAGCAGCGCAGACCGTGGCGTTTCATTTTCCCTTAAAAATTTAGCGCCTCGATACGTCTCTGATGGCTGCTGATATACAGCCTGAATAATGCCTATGTGTTGATTTGACATCCTATTGTTTGGGAAACGAACTTTTATACCGCATAGGATTTTTTCAATTTCAGCTATTGCACTTTCTTGTGTCGTGTCGCCTATCTGAAACCCGAATATCTCCATAGCTTAATCTCCTTGTAAATTGAATGATAACTGGATCCCCTCTAAAGACTTTACCGCTCTCCGCGCTGCCCACTGATAGCCTATTGACTGGGCGAGTAGTTTATAATCGGCGGCTGTTTTCTTTTTAGGCATAGCCGCTCTCTGGAAAATGTCTTATTTGATTGTCTGTTAAAAATGGGATAAAATTAGAGTAGATATTCATAGAACCACCTTTTCTATGGGTGTTAAGAAGGGGTATTATGTTCATAGCATAATGCCCCTTCGTGACTTTCTTATGTGTTAATTATACCATAATTTACTGTTAATCGCCACTCCAGACGTTGAGCTCGCCGGCCTTAGCTATAAGCTCATCCTCATCAAATTCCAAATGGCAATGACACGAATTCGGATGGCCGGGAGGCGTTTGAACTGAGGCTTCACCGAATACAGAATTAAATTTGTGGTTCATTGGGACTAGTCCCATTTCAATATTGCTAATACAAACTTTACAAGGGGTATCTTGGCCCGTATGTTTCCAGGCTTTGGTAGTCAAATTTTGCTTAGTCCACTGCTCCAATCTTCCCTCAGACTCCGCCCTATTAATTTCCGTATTCACAATTGACATAATCCGCTTCTCAGAAAGCCCCTCAATCTCCTGCCGCGCCCTCTGAGTAACCTTTGCCACAAGCTCACTTTCGCGCAAAATTTCATCCAGCCCCTGGCCCTCCGCTATCCGCGCCGCGATTTCCTGCGAACTGATTCCTTCGTCAACCCCCGCCGTGATAATCCTCTTCAAGAAAAACTTGGTCCCGTCATTCACCCGTCGTACCATCGTCGCTGCGTCCGTATTGAGCTTATTGATGGTCACCGGATTTTTCAGATCAAAGTTAAATCCTATCAAGTCAGGTGAGTTAACAAACCCTTCTTCATACAAAAATTGTTGGACCATCTCCGCCGCAACCGTCGCCCCCTCGCTAAACGCCAGGCCCAACACCTCCAATACCTCGGCTATAATTTCCGGCGGCAATTCCCACCAGCGATCATTTTCTAATAGCTTTTCCAGATCGTCTAGGATTTCCTTATCCACTTTCTGGACCTGCGGTATCTCATCAAATATCGAAGCCTCATCAAACCAGGACTTAAAACGCTCCTCGGCCCACTGCTGCCGGTCAGCTTCAGATAGATTGACAATGGCCTTACTTGCAATGGGAAACTGGCCTTTCAGTGCAGCCCGGATGAGCCGCCGTAACTGAATGTCGCCCATTCGTCTCAGCATTGCATCAAAGGCATTTTTGAATACCAGCCCCAAACGATCAAAATTACTTGACCCGGGCTCAACCGCAGAAATAGCCGGGTCTCCTAAGACGGCCCGCTGGGTCTGACCCACGTCGCCACGCCCCCCTGAACTGGGCGGGACCCGTTTTAATTCGTTGTCGGTTTGATCTTCCCCGGCCGGCAACGCTGGAGCTTTGACTGATACAGGAACTGACGGGGGTAGGGCTTCCTGTAATTCTATAGTAATTAAACCGTCCTTTTTCAGTTGAGACCGAGCCTCTTCAACTTGAAGAATTCCAGGCTCTACCATCGCTTTCAGGGCCTGCGCGTTGAGTAGCCGTGCCCGCCCAGTGGCCGCCAGGGCCTCGTCATCTTTCTCAATCCAGGCAAATTCAAGATACGGCGGCAATACATCATTATTGATAAAGTTCTTGGTTTTTTCGCGGATCATGCCGAAGCCGGTTAGTCGAGTCTCTCGTTGGCGTCGTATCTCTCCGGCCAGGGTCTTGCCGCCAGGTTCTAAACCAATGTCGGTTAACGTGAGCCAGTAGCCGGCGGCAACAATGCGCTGCTGTTTCAGGGTCACATTATCGTAGCTCATCTCTGACGGTGGCCGCCCGAACGGTATCCATTTGGCCGCTTGAGTGTGCTGGTAGAGAACACCAATTTTCAAGGGATCAACACCCTGAAGAAGATTTTGATAAGAAGATACCCAGTCCTCGGCATCCTCTTTACTCATGTCCAGAAGATCCAAAATGCCCGCCTCCGGGGTATCCAAGAGCAGTCGGGCATAATATTGATTGCCATAGTACAAAAGGCTGATAGCCATATAAATCCGCTGTGGGGGAGGCATACCATAGCCCTTTACACGTATTTCTGGACGCGGTGTTAGTAGAATGCGTCCTATTTCGTTCCTGCTGAAAAATACCGCGTTATTCAGGTCACCTTGAAGTTTTTGCATAATCGGGAATTCAGGATCATGCGTCGGGACGATAGTGGCGCCGTCGATGGGGACCAGCTTGAAAATATGGCCTTTTGGACTGGGCTGAGTGACGCGGAAAGTTTCGCCGTCGCGCTCTATGGTAGGTAAAACGTTGGAGGGCCAGCGTACCAGTTCGATATTACCGCCAACGGGTAGATCAAGGGCATCTTGCCACAAGAGATCAAGGATGGTGTCAAAATCACCCAGAACGAAGTTTTTATAGTATGCTATATCATCTTCGAGTTTTTTTGCATCTTTGATATTTTTGGCTGTGATGTCCCAGGGCGTGGCCTGGGCATATACTATCAGCCGATCACGGCAAATGATAGCGGTGGGTTCGTTGCGTACTACGTTCCGCCAGCGGGCAGCCTCGACCCACATTGGGGTGAGGAAATCTGGAAGGTATCGACGTAAAAATGGGGGGATTTGTAGGGATTTTGCTTTAGGTTCAGCCATAAGGGGCCTCAAATAAAAATAGCTGCGGATTTTTTGCCCGCAGCATGGTAATTATGCCTTCTATGGTATATTACGTCAATAAAATAGTCCCCTCTTAATCCTGCTGTTGTCCGACTTTCAAAAACTTAATTGACCGCCATCGCGGTTTCAGCCGCCGAGCGATCAGGGCCAGGGCATAGCTATCAGCCAAGTCATCCGGTTGGCCTTCAGGCGCTTTCAACGTTGATCCGTCAATACTCTGTAATTGAGTCAGAATATCGAAACTATGCAAAATAGTATCTGACTCTTGAAAGACTTCTGTAGCTTCATCATAAAGCCGTGTTTTTCCTAGATGGCTTGATAACCATCCCGGTTTACCATCACTCCCGTTCACCACAGATAGCTTAGAATTAGTATCAAGCCACAAGATAACAGCGTGTCCGTGATTATTTCGCTCCGGTAAAATATCAGATTCATTATAAAATTGGCCGATTTTGTCGGCATAACTGGCAATGACAGCCGGTTGAACTTTCCCCCTGTAAGATACTGCCTCCTCGCCCGTCTCCTCATCTACCACAACCAAGGCGCTGTCATTGCTGGTTGGATTACCTTCGGCCGGATCAATGCCAACCTTATAAGATCTACCCTTTTCTGGCAATACATGAATTCTAATCCCTGGAATGGCAGGGATGTTATCAGGCAGTCTATTATCATCCTTACCAACGATTAAGGCTTTTCTTTCCACGTAACACTGCCTGATCCACATTGCCGGAATTCGCTTATCCTGGGTGCGAGGGCTTAAGGCTTCGTCATCAGTTTCTGGATATTGCTCTAGCAGATCATCAGTTGAACCTGTACGGGAAATAATATCCTGTTTTTGCCGTTCGTGCCAAGTGCTATCACGTTCTGGCCTGGTATGCCAGGGTAGAAAAATATGTTTCCAATCGGTC